GTCTTTACTAGAATCACCTAATTGATTTCCAGCACCCTCGTTACTTCCCGTTATAGATAACCCTGATGAATAAGGACCGCTATAACATAAATTAGCTGAGTTAGATGTCCTATAGTCATAAATCATGTACAGATAACCCTCTGTGCCTGTCATATTAAAACTTCCCGTGAAGTATCCTGTAAATGCTTCAGTTACAGATAATGTATCTGATGATGTAATCAAAGAATTAACGCCCTTAATTTCATAATTCTGTGCTGGTACAGGAAATATATCTGTGTCAAGAGTTAACTGAGTATTACTGTCAACGCTAACTACTTTTGCGGTTGAAGAAACTACGCTTGTGTTTGCAATAGTGCACCCCACAATTACATTACCGATAAAATTAGCACCTGTGTCTATTAGTTTATTAGTTGCAACGCTAGTGTTAGCACCTGTAATATCATCAATAATATTATTATAAGAGGTGTTACTTCTTAGGTATCTTAAGTTATCTCCTCCAGGCTCTATTATTCTATAATCTTGAAGTGTTGTAGTAAATATATTAGCATCAAGAGTTAGCTGAATGTTTGTGTCAACGCTTACCACGGTAGCTGATGCAAGAGTTGTGGTATTAAATACAATATCTCCAGCATTTATATTTCCCACAAAAGTAGCTCCTGAATCGATTAACTTATCTGTTGCAGAAGAAGTGTTTGCCCCTGCTAATATTTCAGATAATTCATAATTAAAATTATCTCCACCTAATTTGTAAGATATCACATCTACTATAGCACTATTAGACGGAGCATAAGACCCGCCTTGAGGTGCAGTCACAGATGAAAACTGTGATACCACAGGACTACCACCTGAGTTTAGTGTAACATTTGTTATATTAGGGAATGACCTAAATGTACCCTCAGACCACTGATACACATTGTGTATTGATTTTCCGGCTACGTTCTGATTGTTTACAGTAACCTGAACTAGGGTTAATTGAACCGCTTCTACGCACCCTACAGAAAGACCTACCGAAGCAAAGGCTCCGGCCTCGCCTGCAGCAGTAATTGTTATTGTGGCTATAGTTACATTAACTTTATCCTTATCAAAATCAAATGTTCCGTTTGTAGTTACGTTACCTGATGCAGTTGTTGTTGTATCATACAATACACTAATGTCTACACCCGTTGAGCCGCCTGTTAAGTCTACGTTATAATTTACCGTAGATATTCCCACTAACTCACCTAGCTCAACAGTATATGTTATAGGTGTGCCTACAATTACGTCAAGGTTTTGAAAGTTTCCACAAGGCTCAGGAATTATTTCCGCAGGTAGTGCCTGGTTATTACTACTAATCACATACTCGTTCATATAAGGGTCGTAGCCGCCTATCTTTTGATTACCGAAGGAGTCTATGAATAAATCCCTGAACCAGGATCTCATCTTGAACTCAGATATTACCTTCAGTTGTTCGTCCCTTGCGCTGCTGCCTCGAAGCTGAATTACTGCACCCCTCTTAGAGTCAGTAAAGAACTTATCAGGTCCCCACTTAGCAAAACTCTCAGGGTTATTACCTATACCATAGTTCTCAATCCTAGCAATCTGCTGTCCTAATACCTCAGGTACTGATGAAATTACACCACCGCCTGTGCTATCTGAAATTAAATTCTTTCCACTCAGAACATAACTGATCTTATCCTCTTGAAGGGTAAGTATATCCGTCTCTCTTCCATCAAGCTTCATTACGGGGCCAAATGTCTCCTCTAAGGGCTTAAAGTTAAGTAACCCTAAGTTGAACTCATTAAGCTTATTTACATTCGTCTCATCGTTGTATACGCCGCTGTATGTAAGGTCAGCGAACCTATGTGCTTTCTTGTACTCCTCAGCTGATGTTGTGGTCACCCTATTACCTAAAGTAAGAGGCTTACCTACTAACGAGTCCGTAATTTTATAACTCTCTACACCGTTACCGAAGGCATAGCAATTAAAAAACTCAGTGCCTATTATTGCGGGAACTAATGCTGTTTGATTTCTTGAATCAGTACCCTGATGTAATCCGTTAGTTATAGCATAAGACTTAGAAGATTCAAACCACACATCAGGTAAGGCAGCAGACGCAACCGTCTCAAATACTACAGTCCCTTGAGATAATGATGTGTTTAAAATCTGAATTTTTGCTGTAACAGTACTTGCCTTATCATTACGATTTATTAAACTATCAAGACCATTAATAAAAGGTGTACATATATTTGTTCCTGTTATATTTAGATGCTTTACACCATTAATAGAAGTAAAATAAAAATAATTAGTTGCTTCATCAGGATCAGGAGGAGTATTTCCCGGTACGCTAGTATCTATATATTGATTATTTATATCAGGGTCATTACCTCCTACATCTTGTGTTCCGGAATTTAGAAGCTTTGCTACCTGATCTTTAAAAAAACCCTCAAGACCAGTGGGATAATCTTTTTCTGCTATTAAATTAAGACTTAAGTTGTATAGTCTTTTTTCACAATTTTCTTTACCTCTTCCTACTCTAGAAAATGAGAAGTCTAGGCTTATGTCTGCTCCCTTTAGAATAGCAAATACATCAGAGGATCCAGGATTATCAGGGTCCTCTTGCTCAATGCTATACGTTAGTAAAGGAAATTCAACTCCATCAACATCTACTGTTCTGCCATCAGAAGTAAAAGTAGAAAATCCTTCTTTTGCTGTGTAAGACTTTTCCCCAGGATTAAAAATATCTTCAGTTGATGTGTTCGTGCTTACAGAAAAGTTATTAGCCCTCATCTGCATGTATGTTCCTGCAGGTATAGGTATCTTTGTTCCTGAAGGGGCAAATAAATTTAAGAAGTCAGCTTGCTGTGCGACCTTATCTAATACCTCTGCCTGAACACAAGTTGTTGTAGGGCCAGATGAAGCGTTCTTTACTATTAAAGTATCTCCCACCTCTACCTTACGACTATTTTCTCCTTGAAGTAGGAACCACACGGAATAATCAAAGGGGTCCTGATATGCTCTATTGCTATATATAATATCATAATTCTCCTGGTCAGGCTTGATAACAAACTTATACCTTGTTGCCCACGTAGGAGGAATCTGTGATGGTGGTATAGTAACCTGTATTCTATTCTTTGTAGTAGAAGTAAAGCAGGGTGTATGCACACTATTAAAGGGGCTAACTAATGCTGTAGATGACCTATTAAACTCATCCATATATACAATACCTACAGAGTAATCTCTATTACTGTGCAAGCTCTCCGATGCACCACCCTCAATAAATCTAGCCTCTACATCAGTAAACCTGAATCCTTCTATAGCGTAACTATTTCCAGGGTTAGCTACATCTGATACCCACTGCATTGCTATAAGCTGAAGGTCTAAAAAGTTTGTGGTTGCAGCACTAGAAATTAAAATAGGTTGATTAGCTGAATCTTTTCCTACCTGATACTTTTTATAATTTATAGAGTTACCTGAGTTAAAAAGCTCTCCTGGCAATAGACACCCTACAATATCAGTGAAAGTTGTCCCTGCACAGAAGTCTGCTGCAGCTCCTCCCGTAGGGATCTGAATATTAGATGTTGTTCCTATAGCCTTTCTAAATTCACTGCTGATTGCCATCTCATGAACACTATCATACGTCTTAGGTAAAGTAAAATTATAGCTAACAGGGATTGAAGGAGTTGTGCTGCTTAAGCTATTTTTAACCCATCCACCGTGCTGTATATTAAAGTTAAGAGATAATACAGAGTCTTTTATTAAATTAAAATTTAAAGCAAGCCTAATCTTACTATCTGCAATAGGTATACCAGGTACAGTATTAGCCCATGTGTAATTTCCAGACTCTAAAACCGTAGACATTGCTGAGTCACCTATACTCTCAGATATAATATCTGTATCAAACGTAAGCCTAGTATCCTCAGGAATATCATACCCCTCTACATAGTTACCATATATAAGCCTGTTGCCCATCAATGTTTGAGCCTGAGCTAGTCTAGGCACATTGTCGTAAAGTCTTAATATCTCCGACTCAGGAAGTATAGTGTAAATCTGATTACCACTAAAATTAAAAGTGTACTCGGTATTATCTGATAAACCGTTTTCAGTCTTTTTTATTCTTTCAATTATCTTTATGATATTACTATTCATGTCCTTGAATAATAAATCAACCCCTGTAACTAGAGGCCCGCCGCTATTATATGTTATCTCAGCACCTGTATATAAGTTCCTCATCCCTGAGTTGCTCATTGTAGAGGTGTCTAAATCAAAGTTTCCGTTAGTAAACACGGGGTCTGAGAACTGAGATGTAGCAGAGTACTCTCCATCAGAATACCTATACCTTGTCGCGAATGAAATAAACCTTTCTTCTAAAAAATTATTTTGATTCGCTGAAGTAGTACCCCTTACAACAGGAGAGTCTACAGGCGGTTTCTTTATAACAAGAAGCTGCTCTTCAGTTACGCCATCAATATATAATAAACTAGGATTTATGTAAGTCCTATTTACATTTATAAATCTAGGTGGGTTATAGTTATCACTAAAAAATAATAGGCCATCAATAATATCAATCGCAGTAATTAAGTAATCAGGATTAAAGTTTAATGTAGTATCAATAGTGCTACCTTTCTTCGTAGAAATAACGTGATACTTTAATATGTTTGTCTTTGTATCCATAGATACAATCATATCCGCTTTACCAGTTGGCGAACTAGCGAACGCACTATCGTGAATGAACCAGTAAATATTCTCATTAACTGAGTCTGATAAAGCCCCTATACATCTAGCACTACTACTTAAAGGTGTTGATATCCCCGCAGTATTCTGAAATGATAAGCTTGTCAGCTTTGTGTTACCCTTAGAGTTCTCTACGGCACCATTCTCAGACTCCTCTGTGGAACTTAGTCTTACATTTAAAGCGTCTATATACTCTCCGTTAGGAATAAGACGCTCGTCATCAGACTTATTCATCCTACCCCTTATGAAGTTTCTTGAGATATTTGCCATACTACTTAATCCATTTATTTTGACCCCTCATATTCATCAGTAACCTACCAGGATGAATATTACTTAATCTTATCTTAGCATTCCTTAGTAGTGCCTGCTTGCGCTTACGTGCCCTACCCACAACATACTCCTGAACACCTAGCTTAGAGTTTAATATAGCGTACTCTATGTATGCATATATGTAGTCCTCAAACATCTTGTTTAAATTAATCTTAGTGTCTTCACCGCCCTCCATACCATCAGATACGTACTCAAGAACACACGACCTGTTTGACATTCCTGAGCTGAAGTTTATAACACCAGCCTGCTTATTTATAACAAATGTAGGATTGATATTAGCAGTCTCTGTATTTAATCCGAACCTAGCACCTATAGAGTAATCAAAGTACCAGTTGCCATCACAGCAATAACCCTCAAGGCCATTAAAAGAACTGTTCTGGTTTAAGTATATACTCCTCTTGCTACCCCTTATTCTATCTAAGTCAAGGTTAGAGTTTTCAGGCTCTAATGCATTTCCGTCTAAATCAAATAATATATCATTATTATTATCCTGAAGGTATGCACTGCTCCAGTTTGTTTGAATGTTTTCAGTGAGTGGTCTAAGTACACCGTTCTCATAAACAGATACCCTTACCCAGTTAACGTAGTCAGAGGGTAAAACGAACCTAAGGTTATCATCCACGTTAAGCTGAAGTATTTTTATCTCCTTGAATGCATCGTAGTTTAACTCCTGAATGCCTCTCTTAGCGTGAAATAATACCTTGAATCTCTCCTCGTTATTTACTAAGCTGTGATTTCCGGCATACATCAACATAAAGTTATTCACCACATCTGCAAGAGAAACGTACTGATACGACCCCCAGTTCTCATCTTTAGGAGAAACTCCTTCGTTCTCGTAATATTTATATTGTGTTATATAAGCCATGTCTTATTATTTTTGATCTGCATCGTCTTTATTTTCTGTTGCCTGAGCAAAATTAACCGCAGCGATTTCCCTTATCGACATACCTGCATACTGAAGTATCTTCATTATCAAGTCCGGCTCATTATCTAGAGGCAACTCAAAGTCCTGGTAGTCATTAGCAGTTGAATCAAACGCAGGCTCGCCACCCGTTAGAGACAAGTACGTCCACTTAGGGTCTTTAGGGTACCTAATGTACTGACACTTAACCTCTGTTGCGGAATTTATAGTATCAGGGTAAGCCGTTAATGTAGAGTCCTCTATTGTGAATGCAGGGAATGTTGCGCTAGGGGCTGTATATAATGAGTTAAGAAGCATAGTAATCTTACTATGACTAACCTGCTCCATCTCCTTAAGTGATGTTCCGTTATTAAACAAAACCTTATTTATAAGGTAGTAATCGCTACCAGTAGTCAATTCGGTAGGAACTGAAAATGTATTAGTAGCTATATAAGTAAGGTCCTCCGTAACTGAGAAGCTATCTATTACCTCACTATACCCCTTTGTTATATCTGCGTATCCCGTGCCTGATTGCCGAGCGTTCTCTTTATTTATCTGATAGTTGTACTGATAAAAATAATCCTCGAAAATATCTAACTGTGCCTGCTTTGCAAACAGATTAAAATCACTAGGTGATATATATCCGTAATTGTTTTTATTCAATACAGATAACACCGTATTCCTAACTGAGTTTATCATCTGTAAAACTTTAAGGGCAAATATAAGCAAAAAAAAAGGTCTTCGTTTCTGAAGACCTTTCTTGTTTTTAAATACTTAATGTACTATGTAATTACTATAGTTGATATAGTAACAGGACCCCCGCCCATTCCAGCAACTATTGTTGCAGGTATGTTAGCTATAAATGAAGGTGATGTCCATCCTGTAGATAAAGCAGTCACAATACTATCTTGAATGAAGTCTCTCATTTCGTACCCCGAACTTACAGCAGTATGAGTGATTGTAGCTTTTTTCCCTGAAGTGTAAGTAATAATTACTGAAGAAGTAGTATCCTGGTCAACTATAAGTACATCTACAGCAGACAATAAATGTCGGCCTGAGTTTACTTTTGCTAATGATAAAAATTTTTGCATAATAAATAATTTGTTAGTTAAAAACACCGCCTTCGTGACGGTGACTTAATGCAAATATAA